GTAGTTAACTACATTCTTTCACCAAATTATTACAATACAACCTCCATCACGGCTGCTATGGACATCGTTAAAGATAAAAAAATTGAGGAACTAGAAAATTTTCTAGAAACGTATATGAATTATGACGAAAGAATACTAATACATGGATATAAATATGCCGTAAAATCAGATAATATAAGGATGTTTATGCTTGCGAATAGTATAATATCCACCACCGAGGGTATTGAGATTAAAGGTCTTCTTGAAGGTATGGTCATCCCAAAAAATATTCAAGAAGCAATTAATGCTGTCCCAGGTGGTACAGGCGCAAAAGTTGCTGAAATTAGATATAAACGTAATGCTGTAGCTCAGGCTGAATCTAACAATAAAGAGCCAAAAAAGCCAAGAATAGAAAAATTCGGCGCAAAGAAGAGAAGGTCGAATCGGCGCAAAGTTCAGTTGGCTCCGACGCTAAAACGCGTAGTTAAACGCCGGAGTCTCAAAAAGAAGTGCCACGCGTAAATTCATCTTATATATATATGTTTACTATAAATACATAAAAGATGGATTGGTCATCGGACAAGATCGTTGAGACGGTTGAGCAATTGCGCAAGGACTCGTGTTACAAGAATGGCGATGAGATAATGGAAATTTACGGTGAATTTCGTGATAAATTCCCAAAACTATTTTATACATGTCTCTCCCCTGACTTTAATATGGACGAGCTTCGTGGGTTACTAAATATTAGGGAAACCGCAAGTCGTACGGGAACTCCGGATATTATTCGGGACACGCAGGTGGGTGAAGTATATGCAAAACGTTATGTATACCCGGTAACAAGGGAACCTAGCCTAGCGGATAAAAAGATTGCCGCAAAGAAGGTGGCGGAAAAGTATGTGGAACTGGCCGAAGGCGTCGAAGCCGCGAATCGGCCTAATTAAATGAAAGATTGAATAATTTTTTTTGTTATTCCTAATTGTTTTATGGGTTTGAGAAGTTTGTAAACCATATCCTCTCTTTCTTTTTTGCTCTTGGGTGGTGGATAGCTGTTCAAGGTATCTATGATATTTTCAATTGATTCAATTGATTCTAACTTCGAACCCAAAAACTGTTTGATATTTTCAATAGGGATGGGATAAGAAGAAAAATTCGCCATAAAACTTTTTTTATATATTGAGGCGTTAGCCCCAGTAAACATTTCATTATACAATCCCATTGCGTATGCAATACGACCGCCGTTTGCTCCGGTCGCGTCGGCGCTTTGCGCCGTACTTCCTGTTTCATACCCTATCTTATTGGCGGTGTTTATGACATCCTTTAAATTACTCTTCGCGTCGCCGTGTGATATTTTATAAATCCAACACGTGACTACGATCAATGCGTTGCGGTCTTTTGTGTGTGGATGTTTGTTATGTTTGCGAATATACTCATACATATTATTTTCCCAAAAGCTTTGTGCGGTTACACCATCGTTATTTAAAATGCGCATTATTTTGTCCTTATCTGCCTGGAGAATTTTGTCAGTGTTTTGCACAACGTTTCTATGCATTTTTCTAAGCTGCAAAGTCGCTTCGTCCGTTCCACCGATTATAGTCGCTTGTGCCTTCGGCGGCGGAGTTCGCTGCTTTGCGTTCCTAAGGTAGGGGAGTATAACAAATTTAGGTGCCTTCCATTTATTAAATAGGCGAATAACTTGTGAATTGCCGACAACTCTGTCGTAACGTTCTTGGAAATAATTATAATCTCTTCCAGTGTGTTTTTTGAATACGTCATTTAAAGAGTCTTCGGCACTCGCAGGAGCTTCCGTATTAATTAAATCTATATCACGTTTTAATTGTTCCATAGACGGTAAGTTTAATAATTTTTGAACATAAGGTAGTATTATATACATAGAGTATTTGAATCTTATAAGTTGTCCTAATTGATTGTCGAATATGTCTTCAATTAAGGCTTCGTAGTTACGTGACTCTGTCTTAATAATTTTGTTTATTTTGTTAATGATATTATCTATTTGTACGACGCTTCGCGTCGCGTCGGTCGGAGACCGTACGCCTGGACACTCTTGTGAAACATAAGTGAGGAACTGGATGATGTCATGGCGATATTTAATTTTCATGAAAATGGCATTTTCCAAACACTTATTAAGAATGGCGAGTGATTGGGGTTTTACGTAACGGTCCAATAAATCTGCAATGTTAATCGCTAATTGTGTCATTTTAGTAATATTGAAGATTTAATTATCTTCGATTTAATTTAAGCGAAGCTTAGAATAGACTGATATTTTTTTTTTATTTTCCCGGTAATTCTTTTGATGTCTTTGGCTGGTATCTTATTTAATATATATGTATTATTGATAATCTTAAACACAACATCAAAATCCATTTTATGGGTATCAATGAATTCAAATAGTTTAGTGCCTTCGGCTCGGTCCATCTCGCTAGGTCTTGCATAAATATTAAACATAATATATGAAAGATCCCTTATAGTATAACCACAGTAGAGACGCTTGTCATGCAAGGTATTTATTTTTCTATTTGGTATTTTCACCGTAATGGGTATTTTTCCATTCAAGTTTAGTGAATTTAGAGGTCCAATGGTAGCCACAGTATTTGTAACATCATTTAAATCATCCCAAGACTGTGTTTGAAACATAAATTGTTTCATCTCATCTCCAAATGAGCACAAGTCTGCTGCATTTGAAATCTGTTCAAGAGAAGATTTATTCTTCATCCCCATATCCAAGTAATTTTCTTGTATAAGATGTGAAGTATAGAGAGAAGTTTGCCTAATCTTGTCTTTGAATGACGTATTTTGGCCGACCAAGTAGGAAAATGTATCCTGAACGTCGAATTTAAAATCAACTTGTTCTACCGTTCGAGAATTATCCTGTGCACGTAAGAGTTCGATCGAGTTTAAAAGTGACCTTATATCACCAGAAGACGAAATGACAAGTTCCTTAATATCGCTTTCACACATAGGAATAGACTCGGTAGTGGTTATCTTGTGCGCAAGTGAGAAAAGATCGTCATTTGTAGGATTCTCAAAGTAAATAACAAGACCCTTCGACCTAATAAGATCTGTAATATTTGTGTATGTAATACTTGTAAACGCAACTGGACATGTTTTTGCACGGAGGGTGTCAATTAATTCCTTGCGACTACCGGATAGCAAAGTTGTTTGATAATTATCAATAATTACCCCAGAGCGAATATTGTTTCCAGAAAGGAGATTTTCCACATTGGTGCTTAGTACAGTTTGCATGAGTGTTTCAAATGTGTTTGTCCTAATCTCTTCATCGTATTCAATTACGCTGCAGTTGCACTCCTTAAAACATGTTTTTAAAAATTCAGTTTTACCTACGCCAGTTTTTCCTACGAGTAGAACAAAGGGCTGAGTGGGCTTTCCCGCCAACCTATCCGATATCCATTTTTTAAGTACTGCGATGTTGTCCTTGTTTCTGATTAGATCGTTCGAAGTTTTGGGGAGATATTTAACATAGATGGATTCGGGGTCCATTTTCTGTCCTACGAAATTGAACGTCGAGTGGCGTAAAGTTGGCACTGTCGCCGGTGTGCGACCTTCGGTCGCGTCGGCGCGGAGCGCCGTACAAAAATTTCTAAAAGGTCTGAAAACATTGTTGGTTTCGTCGGCAAGTTTGGAAACTTTTTCGCACCGAATGAATCCGTCCATTTTATAATAATAAAAAAGTATATTTGTTTTTAAATGATATCAAGTATTATTGAATCGTTCAAGATTGAATTTGAAAAAGAGGAGAATCGTGAGTACGTAAACAACCTGATTAGTAGTTATAGCTATAAGTATAGATTGTATTTATTCTTAATATTTATATTGCTTGTAATATTAACAACGTCGTCATGTACGAATACATATTTGAGTTACAAAAAATAAATCTTCGATTATTCTTATATAAGAATAGTAAGCTTGAATGAATTTTCCTAAACGTTTAAAATTCAAGAATGGGTTGGTTGTGAACTACGTTCCAACGGATATAACTGGGCTGTTTCGAATTGAGGTTATTATTAAACGCGGGGTGGTAGACGAAAATATTCACGAATCGAGTTATTCTCATTTTATAGAGCATTTAATGGCTTCTATGTTTAGCAAGAAATACAACAAAAACGTAGACGAAATGTTCACGAGATGGGGTATTAATCATAACGCATGGACAGATAATAGGTGTTGTGGTTATTATTTAGAAGGACTAGATGAATTTGCTTATATATTAACAGATATATTAATGAACAATTACGTTCATCCTGTTATAAAGGAATTTAATCAGGAGAAAAATGCAGTTATTCGTGAACTTTACACTAGAATAAACAGCCCTTGGTACAATTTAGATAGTATGATGAATTATGTCAATTTTCCATTTACAAATATTGCTTTCTTGGATGAACATTCCATTGAAAATATCAAGAATATTACGCATAAGGAAATATTGAAATTTAGGAAAAGAATATACATTCCAGAGAATACTGTAATTAATATAGTTTCTTCGAAGTTTAGTAAATTTTCCCTAGTAACAAATATTATTAAAGATTTTTGTGACCAGCAAACTTCTATTCGCGTGGCTTCTCCACACAAACTATACGGCAAAGCCGTATACGGCAAAGCCGTATCCTTCGACGCAGAGCGTGCCGAAGGCACCTTCGACGCGAAGCGTCGATACGCATCCCATGCAGGCGCCGTTGACAATATTTTCTATACTCCTTCGGGTGCATCGCCGTCGAAGGATGAAATTGCAAATATTGTGGTTCAAATAGATTTGCCATTTACCGCATTTGACAATGATGCATATATATTTGATTTTTTTACAACATTTTTAACAGATGGATTAGGATCTCATTTATATAAGATCCTTAGAAGTAAGCTTGGACTGATATACAGTATAAAATCAGTGGCTTCGCCAGATCCACTTGATGCAAATCGAAGATTAAATTACGCGAAGCGTAATATGAGTAAATTTATAATTTTTACTGAAACATCCAAAATACACGTACCTATTGTGGTTACTTCCATTCTGAGAGAATTGGGATATTTACATTTGACAATAAACGAAAGTGATATTGAACATTACAGAAATCGAGTTAAAACTGATTATTTGAATAATACTTCGTTTTTGAAATATCTGGACCATTATAGAAATTACTTAGTGTGGGGTCACGCACCCTTGACAATCGAACAAGTTATCGAAAGAAAATTAAACGCAACGACAAAACAACTGAAAAAACTCGCAAATGACGTATTTACCGCCAAAAACACAAAGATCTTTTACTCTAGTGCCACCCGAGCTAACATCCCAGCCTCGGAACTTCACAAAGAAGATTTCACCCGTCTCAAGGCCGTAGATTAGATAGAAAAAATGCAAGCTCATCTACCGGCACTTCGTTGCGAAGCCATCGGTTTCTGCACAGTGGGCACGTCGGTTTAAGACTGGTCCATATATTTATACATTCAGTATGAAAAACATTTTTACAAGAAATGCACGCCACTGAGTGGGCCTCAGTATCTTCGTAACAAATTGAACATGTGATGTCTCTCTCCACGGCGCTTTGCGACGAAGGTGCAACGGTTGGCGAAGCCACTTCGATCGCGCGCCCGTTAATTCTGTTGTTAATTTTTTCTGACAATAAGGGATCCAATTCAAAAACATTTACATTTAGGTTGTCGCCAAGTTGAACTAGGAGTTCCTTGTTCTGTGCAACGCGTCCGATAATAAAGTAAATGTGTTTGCAAATCCTGCGACGTTGTTTACAGTCAAAACACGAACATGATACTTTATTAGCGGAAAGAACAATATCATAGTTTTTACCCGTACTCCCCCGCACAATAAATGTCCAGCCACCATCTTTAAGACGTTCGCACCTTGCGGCCTCTAGCAAATATAGACGTTCAATAAGCGCACGTCCTTTTCTTGCGTCCATTGCTTTTTTTAACTCTTTTGTTTTTATTCTTAATTTGTTTTTTGACGCTTATTTTTTTTTTTCATAAAAAATCAAAAAAAAATAAACGTAAGAAACCAAAGGTGGTATAAGGATATGAGTGAACTAGACGGTAAGGACAAAATGGCAGCGGCTTGTGACGTATGCTACGAGAAGATCAACAAAAGGAACAAGGAAATCGTATGTATCCATTGTGAGTTTTCAGCATGCACAAATTGTTGTAAAAAGTATATCCTTGGGTCGGTAAATGACGCAAAGTGTATGAAATGTTCTAAGAATTGGAGTCGCGACTTCCTAGTTGATAACTTTACATACTCATTCATAAACACCTCGTACAAGAAGCACAGGGAACAAATTATCTTTGACAAACAGGTGTCAATGATGGCGGAAACGCAAAAAGTTATTGAGAGGAGGGACAAAGCAAATGAATTCAACAAGCTCATAAATGAGTGCAAGTACCAAATTAACGAATTCAGGAATAAAATGTACAAACTTATGGTCGATAAAAACAAAATAGAGAGCGGCAAGAGCGTAGAAGCGGAAGAAGTTGTCAAGTTCTTTGGTCATTGCCCCAAGGAAGATTGCAGGGGGTTTATCACCTCATCATGGAACTGCGGTATCTGCAAGACCAAGGTTTGCAAGAGCTGCAAAGAAGAGATCGGCGAATCGGACGAATCTGCGGGTGCCAAGCACGAATGCAATCCGGAAATTTTGGAATCCCTTTCCAAGATCAAAAAAGACAGTAAGCCCTGTCCCAAGTGTAAGAGTATGATCTATCGCATTGAGGGGTGTGCCCAGATGCATTGTACGTTGTGCCATACAAATTATAATTGGCAAACGGGCGAAATCGTAACGAGGGGCGTTTTCCACAATCCCCATTATATTGAGTGGCAGCAGACGCACGGCGGTGGAGGAGTTGTACAAAACAATTGCGGAGATGATTTGTTTGAGCGTATTCAAATATATGTGCTAGAGAGGGCTATGACATGTGATGCTTACAAGAAGAGGTTTGTGGTTGAATTTATTCGGTTTATGTATCATATATATGATATTGAGTTGTATGAATTTAGGCATCAAAATGCAGACAACTGCCTGAATCTTCGGATCTCCTACCTCAAGAACAATATATCCGAAGAAGAGTTTAAGAGGAAACTTCAGCAATACGAAAAGAAAGATAATAAGAAGAATGAGGTATCTTTGGTTTTTGATATGTTATACAATACGGGAAAGTCAATTGTCCTGCAGTTGATTATGGACAATACCGTAATGAAGAAGGTAGTCAATGAAGAAAATACCGATGGGATGATTAAACAAATTAATGAGTTGGTAGAGTATACGAACGATTCAATGGCGAATGTTTCTAAAAAGTACAAGAATAAGGTACCCTTTGTAAAATTGCCGCAAAACCTAGATGCTAGGGGTACGTTTTCGATTGTTTAATCAAAGTACCTTCGGTACGCGAAGCATAATATTTGTAGATTCAATTATTCCAGAATCTTTTGGACTCATTAAAAAGTCTACGTAACAACTAAATTATAGTTGCCACATTCACTTTTTTACACGGCGCTTTGCTTCGCTACGTAGCAGCAACCGTCCACTTCTTACTATCAGCATTCCACTCCAGTAGGGAACCATCCATTAGACCAGTAAGATCTACATCACCAATCTCCTCTAGTTTATCCGTCTTACCCTTTGGACCCTTCGCCCCACTGTCTCCACGAGGTCCAGCAGACCCAGCAGGTCCCGCAGGTCCCGCAGGTCCAGCAGGTCCCGCAGGTCCAGCAGGTCCCGCAGACCCAGCAGGACCCGTACCAGCCGCCTTACTGTTTTTCTCCAATTCTGAGATTTTATGTTCAAGAACTTTGCACCGATTTTCAAATGTCGTAACTAGGGTAACTAGGTCAAGTCCATTTTCGGTACAAAGGGATTTTAGTCCTCCAACATTTGTAAAGTTGCAATTTTCTCCGCGAAGAGCAAGGAAACTGCCGGCAATTTCATTACTGCTCATCTTCTTTTTTTAGATACAGAATAGTTTTTTTTAACTCTTTTTGAACGCTGCCGCCGCGAACGCCGCCTCCGGCTACGTTTGCGGCTCTTTGTGCCATAAGAATAGGGTCCGCTAGGTAAGCCTGGTATGGGCATAGGCATTTCGTAGTAGGCTTTGTCAATTGGAACGAGGTGAAACATTATATTACCATGACCATACATTTTTTTTGTTTTTGTGAAAAATTAATAATAATTCCATCGGGTATTTCAAGAGATTCCATGTAGGTCTTAATTCTGGACCGCTCGAGGTCCCTTGGGGGCCCGGACGTAGCTTTAAGTTCCATGACCAAAATGCCCGGAATTACAATATCTGCGCGACCATGTCCAACATACATACCCCTATAATAAATAGGAGCAACTACCTCGGATGCATACTCAATTCCCTGTTTCCGAAACTCAACTTCGAATGCTCTGTGATAGACGGACTCGGTGTGCCCAGACCCTAGTACGTTCAAAATTTTATTCCCCATATCGATAATATTCTCCAACATCATTTGCACAATTATATCAACAGCCATAGGCGACGAAGCGACATCCATATTAACCCTTTTTGCCGAGGGCACACTTTGCACCGATTCGTACTTTCTTTTTCGACCTTCGGACATTCTTCTTCTTACTATGTCTATCTTTTTTATCGCGTTTCGTCGAACGACGGCGATTAGAGCCATAAAATAATCCTCCTTTCTTTATCGACGGCATCGACGGCAAAGAAGCGGATCTACGCCGAGTGGGGCTTATTGTTTGTTGTCCTCCTGGGGTACTTGGGGGGCTAGGTAGGGGGGAATCTGGCCGAGTCCCAGGAGGAGTCCCTTGGATTCTATCTAATAATCTAAATAAAGGAGATCTACCAATAGCTTCTTCTGGTCTATCATTTTCGTCCCAATTTGCGGAATAGTCTGATTTTGGTGAACCTTGCGGTGAACCTTGCGGTGAACCTTGCGGTGAACCTTGCGGTGAGTACTGAGTACCCCTGTCTGTAATTTCTGTTATTTCTGATACAGAAGACACTTGAGGTTGTACAAATGTTGGTACAAATTCAACGTCTCCTTGCCGTGTTGTTTGGGTGTCCATGTCTATATTCTCTTGTATAGTTTGAACTGCTTTCTCCACAGTCATTGTTATTGGCATTATCTTGCCAACTGGTATTAAGAATGGTTTAAGCATTTCTGCTTTGTCCGGTTCCATGGCTTTTAAAGCTTGTTCCACCACATTATTGTTTTTTCCCAAGGAATTCAGAAATTTTTCAATATCAACCTTAGGAGGAAGTGTGATTACACCAGTGCCCCGTCGCTGCGGTGGCTGCGGTGGCTGCGGTGGCTGCGGGACCTGCGGGACCTGCGGGACCTGCGGTTTCTGCCGTTGTTGCGGTTGCCTGGGTATATAAGGCTGGTCTTGTTGGAGTGGTCCTCTGTCGACGAAATTAATTCTTTGGCCGCTTGGAATGGGTCCGCCGGTCCCTTTTGGTTTCTCGGCGCCTTCGTCGTAAGGGATTTCTTCTCTAAAACGTTTTAGTCCTGCAGCAAGGCCCTGATTATACGAAACCTCGGCGTTTTTCTCATCGGAAAGTGTTTCAAGGCCTCCGTATTGTCTACGTATATCCTCAATGTACTTTCTTAGTTTTACTTTTGTATCCGGGTTGTTTGTCTTTTCAAGTGCCTTCTTGGCCTCCCTAATTAATTCAAGGGCCTTCTGAGTTTCCTTATCAACCTCGGATTGTATTTTACGCACTCCAAAAATAGCGGAAGGTCTGCTACTTAGGATGGCCTTGATGTTTGTCATTGCAAAGTTTATATTGTCAACATTATCGGAGTACAAAAAAGTCAATGTACTTTCAACTTGTTTTTGGTAAATTTCCCAATCATCCAAGTATCCCTTGAGCTTGGTAATGTAGGTGGTTAGGCGTTTATTTGTTATGGAAATATACTTGGCGCTATCAAACTCGTCACGAGTACTAAATATCGTAGACATCATTTCTAGGTCGTACTCGTTCGGGTCATCGTGTAGTAGTTCATTAATAAGAACAAGGTACTTTGACAGATCATTCGAGTACTCTATGATCTTTGCAATTGTGCGTGGTGCGAGGACCCTTTTCCAAAGTTCCAAGCTCCTAACTACGGTGTCGGGTAGTTCTTGAATATTTCTTTTCTGTAGTTCCTGAAACATGTCCTGTTGTTCTTCAATACTTGATTCAAGTGCACGGGCTTCTTGTTTTACATTACTTAGTTGCACAGCCAAGTGGCTTTGTTCGTTGTTATATACCCGGTTAAGTTCTTTAATCTGTTCCCCATTTTTTGAGAAGGAGGACAGAATGGACTCTACGAATATTTTTTCCAAAGCGTTTTGGTTTGTGTCTTTGAAAATCCTATTGCGTGCTTTTTCCTCGAATACGACATTACCCTCAAGGAGCCCCCAATAGGTTTTATTACCTTCTTGGTATTTATTCAAGTCGGGATCACCCCTTAATAAATCATTGAGGATTCTTATGGACAATTTATTCCGTTCATTGTTATTGGATGGTTTAAATTGAAAGAAAGCTAGTAATTCGTTTTCGAATTTCCTTACTAGATCTTCTACAGAAACCTTTGTTCTTTTTGACTTTTTAATGTAGTCGTATAATTTCACTAGTAATGCTCTCTGGTTCTGTTCAATGTGGGCACGGTATTCGCCGCTAATTTCGGACATCTTGCGTATTATATTACCCAGAGGCAAGGCGTACGTTCCGTCTTTTTGTTTAAGCTGATCTAAACGAAATCCTAGTACTTTCCCGTCCGAATTTGGTAATCTAGCTACATTAAAAAGATCCTCTTGGCTGAGTTTTTCACGTCTAGCAAACTGTTTAAGTATTTCTGCGTTTTTTATGTTCTCCTCACCTACTATATCGTTGACACTCCATTTTTGGTTTTTCTTGAAGCTTTTCAATTTTTTCTTCAAATTAAAAGCACCGAATTCTTGACGCAAGGCGCTTTCCCGTACGACGGATGAATTAAACGGATTGCTGAAGAACCCCCAGAAGCTGCTTGGTTGTTGGTCCTTAATATATTTATTCAAGTTTGCCTTTGTTGTTTTCGGTTCCTCGAAGGTAGACAGTGGTGTTAGTTCGTCCTCAATAACCTGCTTTGTGTCCTTAAATATGTCCTTGGGGCCGTCCTTTGAAATCAACGCAGCAAGGGCATTGATCGAAATACCCTTTACCTTGTTGTATTCAAGTAATTTTGAAACTTCAGCCTGAACCTCGGGGTCCTTTAGAATAAACATGGCATCTTTGTATCGCAAAGAACCGGATAGTTCAATATCCTTGAGAATATTTTCCCGAGCCTTTTGAAGTTTAGAGGACTGTTCGATGAGTTGAACAATTTTTGACCATTTGGGGCTATTGAGTTTTGTGTTTTTCCAAGTATCTAGCCTCTTGATCCAAACTTTAGTTTGTTCTTTTTTTTGTAAACAATACTGAAGTTCGCTTCGCAATGCGTAAATTTCCTTTACTGTTTGCGCACAGAGGCGGCGATTATATGTCCCCCCCTTGTCGAGGCATATTTTTGGTACAAGCACAACCATTTTCTAAATGTAGGCTAGATATTAAATCTTCGTAAATCGAAGTAAATATTCGATTTAATTAAATCGGCTTAAATTAATTAATGACGTTTACAAATGGATTGAAAAAACATAGTAAACAAAGTAAATATGGGTAACTGGTTTTCAAGTGGCGAAGCGTTCCCAGTCACCAAGAGAAATAAACGAAAGTATGGATGGATTAGGGATCTACCCGATCACAGAGACCTCTTTGCGCAATTCCCAAACTGGAATACTCTCACTGAGCAAAGCGATACTTCGACGCGAGGTGGCACGCGAAGCGTAGACTTACGCGAAACAGGAAATATGCCCGATGTATATGATCAGGGAAGTCTTGGTTCGTGTACAGCACAAGCGATAGCGGGAGCATTTGAATTTGATATTCGTAAGCAAAAATGCCCAGAGTATTTTACTCCTAGTAGGTTGTTTATTTACTACAATGAGCGTGTAATTGAAGGTACGATTGAAGAGGATTCGGGCGCATCCATCCGAGATGGAATCAAGGTTGTCCATAAAATCGGAGTTCCTACCGAAAAGGAATATCCCTATGATATTTCAAGGTTTCAAGTTCAGCCCTCCATGTCCATATACATGGTTGCGCAAAAACACAAATCCGTGAAATATCGCCGAGTGCCACAAAACAATAGTATTCTTTCAGCGATAGTTCTCGGATATCCTATATCGTTTGGTTTCTCAGTTTACGAGCATTTCGAATCCCCGGATTTTGACGGTATCCTAAAGGTTCCTGGAAAAAACGAGCGTCTATTGGGTGGTCACGCAGTTCTCCTTTGTGGATATCGCACACTTGAAAATGGGCATATACAATTCCTTGTCCGCAATAGTTGGGGTTCGGGGTGGGGCTTAGAAGGTTATTTTTGGATGGAATATGCCTACGTAATGGATCCTAACCTATGTGCAGATTTTTGGACCATTGAGGGGGTTACCGATGTCGGCAAAGACGACAAAGACGGCAACTTCGTTCATCAATACGATTCTTCGTGTATTGTTGAGGAAGAAGTGCCGGCTGCTGATGCGTCTATTGTTGAGGAAGAAGTGCCGGCTGCTGATGCGTCTATTGTTGAGGACGTCGCGGTCCCCGAACCTTATATGTTTAATTCAGACTCGGATAATGAGTGAAAAAAATGTTGCGGATTAACAAAGTTAATGAATCTACTTATAACAGAATTAACAAAATTGATTAATGAATCAAATGATATTGTAAAATGGTTACTATTTTCACAAGTGACAACGCAAATGAATATGTCACTAGGTACATCATTTGTATTATTTATGATACTTCGCGGCACCTTCAACCGAAGTTCGGGGCCGAACGTAGATCGGCACGAAGTTTGCTCTCGTGGCTTCGCCAACGGCGGAGCTGCCTTAGGCACCTTCGACGCAGTGCCTAAGGCAGCCCAACGAACTTATTTCTTCTCGAGATTTTTTTAATAATAGTATATATTTGCGCAAGCAACTCTATCACCCGCATTACCAGTAATTAAACTTTCAATATTATCGCCCACGTCGTCACCCACGATGCCCATATCGTCTTGGTCAGCATGGATGACAATCGATCTTCCGACAATATTATTATTCCGACCGGGTATAATACTTAGATTATGGTCATCAAACGTTCCGCGTGCAACGCCATCTATAGATTGTATATTAAAACAAAGATCTCCTAGGTGAAGACCGTGTGGAGTTCCATCCGGATTATTTTCCGACAGTATGGGAATACCACCATTGAAATGGCTACAGCACTCTTTGCACGGCGAGCTATCGGCCGCGCCCGCCAATGTTAATGGTTTTTCGTGTATATGGAATCCGTGTAATCCATCGGTGAGTCCGAATATTTCAAAGGAGACGCGCATGAAATCAGCGAATTGTTCGAACGTGACAATGCCGTGCATGCGGTTGCTAAATCGAGGATTTACAAAACTTATGTATTTGTTGGTGTGTCTGTTTATATATGCGAATGCTTTCATTTAAACAATGTTTCCGAAATTAATTCTGCATACTGGACAAGAATTGTTTATAAGAATCCATTCCAATAAACATTTGTTATGAAAGAAGTGGTTGCATGGTGTTTTTACAACGATGGTTTCCAAAGTCAAAGCTTCAAAACAAATGACGCATTCATTTTCTTCGTTTGTGATCGGAGCAACGACGCGCAAATTATCCAAGTTCAATGATTTTTTTTTTTTTTGATAAAGGTGAAGAAACCAGGTAGTGACAATGTGTACCAGTGCGGTATTCATCCATAAAAAGTACAAGTTTGTGCTAACAACGAACAAGAGATAGGTATCTTTACATTCCTTCGGCTGGCTAGGAAAATGGTAGTAAAACGCAGTAATGTAAACATTCGTGAAACTAAATAAATACGCAATGGTGAAATTGAATAAATAAAATTTCATATTAAGAATTCCGGTAGGAATCAGTGTAAATTTATTAATATTGTTACTTGGCATACAACATATCATAATAGACAATATAAAACACATTATTACCCATATAAGAAAAAATATATTCCAATTACCGTTGTGTTCGTCACAACTACTGCTTTTGATACCATAAAAGTATATAATATTTACAAAATAAGTTATATAGTTAGAAATAGCAATTAAATAGCACCACGTTAGTGCAAGCGTGTTTGCACGTGGGTATTTTCTCCATATTTCATTCCGAGAGTAAATAAAGTTCATTTCCTGCGTGTCGAAGAGGCAAAGCCGCTTCGGTCGACGCTTTGCGACCAAATTAAATTTCTTATATATATTATAAAACAATGAATACAATTACGTTTACCGGGAGTAATGTATTGAGCAACGAGATGGCCAACCAGACTGGTAATATATCCAGAAATCTATTTACAAGAGATAACGCTCTTGTCGCAAAGACCGCGCGAAGCACCGTAGTAGGTACGGGTGATGAACTGGCGCAGACAAATCCGTTTGCTTGGAATTCAGATGTATCTGGCCAAACCACAGATGGAATGCTTCCGGCGTACCTAAAACAAGTTCGTCTTAGCGCTTACTATCAAAATAACCCTTTACCCGTTTTAGAGTATTCTACTAAGTACGGAGTCCAGGAACCCCTCGGCGGACCGCTACGGACAAAACTTACTTAAAACTCCAAGAAAGCTTAAAATTAAAAATAATTTTAATTTATAATATAAAATGAAGAGTTCGGCGATATTGACGACATGCATAGTCTGCGTAGCAGTAATCATTTTAATATTCATCGCTTCGCGTTCCTTTGGCTGGTGGGCGGAGCCGAAGGCAGCCGAAGGCATGCCGAACGGGATTATTTTTCGTCCACACCATGACTCATGGTACAAAGATATCCCGGAAACACACCAGGAAGTTCTCGAACTGATTCGTCAAACGGAGGAACAGGTTCGGGAAACACCTACATTTACGGAAAGGGGGTACCATAAGTTGCGAATGCCTGATGATATATACAAGTACCTCCTAGACCATATAAAGAGTACGGATCGCATAAAGGAGGACTCCAATAATATATTTAGAAGAACAAGCAGCGGTCCTCCCCCCTACCTTATACCGATCCAACAAGACAAAAAACAGTGGATATTTGATACACTTAAACCTATACTAGAGGAATGGTCGGGCCTAAAAGGTATGGTAGGTACAAGTGCTTACGGACCTAGGGAGTATCGGCGCGGGTCTAGTCTGCGTATGCACGTAGATACGGGGAATAGTCACATTATATCAGCAATTCTGCACATTGATAGGGAAAATATGGATAAGGACTGGCCTTTGGTTATTATAAATCGCGAGGGTAAGCGTGAAAACATATATATGAAGCCAGGTGAAATGGTATTGTATGAGTCGGCTAGTCTTCCCCACTCCCGCGAACAGCCCTTAGAGGGAGATTACTATACTAATATGTTTGTACACTTTGCGCCACCTACATTTGACAAAATGAAAGAAGAATTCAAGGCGTCGCGCCATGCTCCGCTAACAATTGTATGAAATAGAGCGTGGATAGTGGGCCCATGACTGATTTGACCTTTTCTAAGATTTCCAATTCTTGTTGTCTTTCCGTAGTCATATCGAGTGTTTGGTTTAAATCAACCTGAGACTCCATATCACTAAGAACGAGCGTGACGTAATGTAATTGTTGTATATATTCATCGAGCCATTTGTTTATCTTATTTTTCTCATCGGTCCCGAGGGTATCTTTTTTGAATTTTCGGTTCATGGCCGATAAGAACTTGTTGAATATTTTACAATATTCCTTATGTGCCAACTTAAAGTTTTCCATTCTTCTTCGATATGTTTATATTTGTAAATAAATAAAAGCGTCAAGCGCGCATGTTAAATATATGGATATCCATGATGAATGAATAAAATCACAATCATTGTGGTACTTGTTTTGGTAGTATCATTGGTCCTAGTTATTTCCATTTGGGCGAGCCAAGACCGATTTGGCGCTTGGCCGGAAACCGTACGATCTTCGATCGCGTCGACGCAAAGCGTCGTACGATCTTCGATCGCGTCGACGCAAAGCGTCGTACGATCTTCGATCGCGTCGACGCAAAGCGTCGTACACGATTTTTTACGCATTAGAATCAAGAATGAGGCTGAGCCATTGCGAACTACATTCGGGCCAGAATGGTTTACGGTGGCTCGGCAACCGAAGGAAACGAATGCATTTAAACTATTTGAGCTTTTGTTGTTGGATACGGCGGAGCCAACGGCGGAGCTGCCGAAGGCTGCTAGCGTCGATTCGCTAGTCGCTTCGCCATGGTTTAGGGAATTGGGCGTAGGTGCTGAATTAATTGAAAACGCGCCAACTATGGAATTTTTTATGAAATCGATTGCCTTTGGCAGCCGAAGGCTTATTTTTTTTATCAAGGCGCCAGATGATTATCGGATTGAGAAGGGGGTGCTAGGCTTCGCCGACGCCACACATATAATGTATTGTTTTGGCGGGAACTTTGGTGATGGAATCATATTTAAAAAGGAAATGCCCGATGGACTGAATAAATATTACGTTCCCGAGAAGAACAGTATCATATGCTTTACAAATAAAGATACCTATGAGACATTACGTTGTCGAAGCCAAGCGCCAAATGGGTTGCGATATTTAATGGTGATTTTAATCTTCGGTAATTCTTAAAAGAATTTACTTAAAAGAAAACCATGGATCCATATGATAATGTTATTAAATTTCTTATTACCGAAAAGTTTCTTACAATTGCAGTCTTAGGGTCGGTAGTAACCTTCCAGTTCGTGAGTACATTTAAAATAACCATAATTGATCCCCTATTGGATTTTATACTACCTGCGGATAAGTTTAACTTTATGAACATCATACTTCGCGAAGCAGATACATCTATCACTGACCGTACGCAATTAAGCTTAAGTATAGGAACATTTTTTAAAGAATTTATCAAGTGGATGGTAGCCATAGTAATCATTTTTATCCTCGCCAAGTACTCTAGGTTTCCTCGTTTACACGGAGTAGAGGCTGGAAACTATTCGGGAGCTGCGATTATGTAATCAATTTCGTCCGGGGTGGGACTTCCGCTTCCGTTAAATCGATCCATGAGTGACTGTGGAACGCTTTGCGCGGGTACTACCGTAGGAGCTGTTATAGAAGGTGGTGTAAGTAATCTATAGGGAAATGGTAATAATGAAGGGCTGGGCGAGTAAAATGCGGTAGATATATACAAATCGTATTGTTCAAAATCTTCATCGTCGCTAGGCGTAGGTTCTGGTAAACGAATTTCTGGGATGGTTGGATTAATGAATTTTTCCAACAGGTTGATAAGTATGTTTGGGCGACTCTGTATCCAATCTGTGAATTTGGATGACGAATCCAACGACCGAAGCTGGTTTTTACTGTAGTACGATTTTTGTTGGCACATAGAACACGTGTAATATATAGAATAAATTTCCTTATTGACGACATTGTGTATATATCTTGTTTTTTCAATTTTTAGTTGTTTCACGACACAATCGTTGCACGTCTTAATGGTACAACTATGAAAGCACGTGACTATGTTACTCGTATTGAAATCATTATAACATATATCACATACGGCTTTGCCGTATTCTACGTCGCTAATTTTTCTCCTTTTATGTAAGAATTTGTCCATTCAGGCGACCGACGCGAAGCGTAAGTTATATATATATGTATATATATTTTTTTTGTTTAAAAGCGCGAAACCGCTAGCGTCGTTTATACTCGTTTTAATTAAATCGAAGTAAATCGAAGATTTATCATGAAAACCTGGTTTGACGGCGGAGCCGTATCGACGCTTCGCGTCGAAGGATACGGCGGAGCCGTATACGGTAAATTAGAATTATTTATCCGTTTTGTTGTGGCCTTCATTACTTTAATAGCTGGGTCCTACTGGATTAATGGAAAGTTTTATATTATCCCAAATATACTAGTATGTATTGCGCTTTTGTCGCTATTCACGGACAAGAACGATTCATTCGCTGAAAATCTACTAAGCACGATCGTATATTCTACCCTCATTGGATTAATTATATATGGTTACCATTTTTTTAGACTATATACACCAACATGCTTTGAAGTTTATAAATTCACTGGGCAAGGTATTCTCCTTACCATGATTGCAGGTATAGTGTCGTACTTGTCTACCTTTATATTTATTAATTAATCTTTGATTAAAAAAAAATAAATTTAATATACAAGTATGGCATTTTTCGGTTGGGAAAATGGCGAAGGGGTCACCAATGCCATAAATGAACCGACAACACCCTTAAAGACATATTGTGAAAGAACAAAACAACAAGACACAGACGAAGTAAAATGGCTTCCTAGACCTTATGGCCCCCCTTCTTGTAGCCACTTTGCAGTATTGCATCGTCCAGAAGTGAATCGATGGCTTTACAGAGGTTGTCAATTTTCAAAATGCAAGAAAACACCGGATGGGAAACTAGATTGTAGGCCATCAGACGACAACCCTGATTTAGTTTGCGACCTCGACGGATTGTGCGGAGAACATTTAAGAGGACTAAAAATTGGGACGATGAGCAACAGCGCTTACCGAGCCTGTGATAATGACGTACCTGGAGGGTTGGTTGATCCGAGAGCCGATATGGACAGTTTTAATAAAACAAACCAGGGGAATTCTAATTCTGAGTACCTTCGCAATGGGTTTATTATGGATGGATGTGAGTGCCAGGTAAAGGCGCAGTTTACGGAGATGTGTACTGCCGGTAAAAGATTAGAATATGGCGGGGGGACGTCGTTGGATGGGAATTTTACGTATACCCCATGCACGGATACTTCATGTGACAAGTATACAGAGAAGGGTAAGGAAAAGCCAAATTTCTCAGAATTTTATTGGCGATCGGACCTCGCAGGGGAAGTATGGAGCGGATACGGAAATTGCCGATCTGCGGTGAATGTAACAAACATTGAGGAGTTTAAGACGAAGTACCCTAATGATGATTTTACAAACAATACTTGTAGTAAATATATTGAAAAGTGGGCTAAGACGTGCAAATGGTGCAAGAACCAATATGGGTCCATACCCGCCCCGGATGAGCATATTCCTTGCAAAGAGGATAAGGATTGCTACGGGTCTTGTAGTCCTGAATTGCTTGAATTGCTACCAAAGGAATTAGAGGAATTCTTAAAAAAGAATGGTGCAGTTGGGCTTTGCTTTGGGAATATGAAAATGGATTGCAATATATGCGATGCAGAAATATGGAAATATGTCCCAGGAGGGTGGGAAGCTGTTGTCGATCCGAAAAACCCCCTTCATGATTTAGCAAGTTTATCGTATGTACCAAAAAAACAGAAATTGTTGGGGGGGGAAGGTTGCTCAAATGCAGGACCAGCTGTTAAAGATTATAATAATTCCAAACTGGAAAGAGGTGATTCGGCGGGGGTCACCTCCGTTTCATTTTGCGACGCGGGTCCGTTTCAAGCTAGAGATCATATTCCACTCACGGTGGTGTCAAGTACTACAGAAGATGGTTGTGTCCTTGATAGTTGGCAAAGTTACAACCTTGGTGAATCTTACGGATCAAAAACATGGGACAATAATAAATGCAATAATGTATGCAACAATACTTGTGCCGAGTTGTCATCGACTCATAGTGACCCTAAGGAGGAGAGTGTATGGGCGGCGGGCAACACAGCAAACGGTACTTTATCTGACACCAAGTTCAAGTCACTAGATTGCAGAATCGAAAAAAATTACTTAAACATCGGGTCAACTGATATAAACAAGTTTGACGTTCCCGATAGTACCAAAATTCTTTGTGAACGCAACCCACAAATTACGGGCTATGGAACATATGAAGACAATTCCAAATACCCTACAGAAAGTAATTACCAAATCGCCATGAATTGGTTAAAGGGTCTTGTTGATCTGAGCGATTACGGAAAAGCATTCGACCCGAATAAAAAAGTATACAGCAACGATGAAATTAATAAACACGTAATAGAGGCACTCAGGTGCTGCAATGGCCTTGACCCGAGCGTAGGGGGTTCGCGGAAAGATTGCATGCCTGCGAGTACATGCCCAAGTAGCAGATTTTGCAAAGATCTCATTGAGATGACAATCAAAGACGAATTGCCTGGGGACATCAAGTTCGATATATACAAATTCGCAAACAAATACCCCGAAAACTATGACCCGAGAATTGTATATATACCGCCCGCAACCAAGGCGCCGACCCTTGCGCCAACCAAGGCGCCGACCCTTGCGCCAACCAAGGCGCCGACCCTTGCGACAACCCCGGCTACAACCCCGGCAACAACCAAGGCGCCGACCCTTGCGACAACCCCGGCTACAAACCCGGCAACAACCCCGGCGACTTCTGATCCAAATAATGAGCCTGCGTACTATGCAAAAATGTATTGCGAGCTCATGTCTGGTGGCGGTAACCCAGTAGCAACAAAGGAGGAGCCAAATACTACTATTATTAATACTAACAAGGGGTATGATGAGAAAATTAATACGCTATGTAGGAAGGCTTTGTATAATTATGCGGTAGAGCCGGTGGAAGTTGATAAACTTGCTGGGGACTATCTATTGGATTCGTACAAGCTTCCGTTGCGTATATTTGACAAGACGGTATACGATTGGTGTGGAAATGAAGAACTCAAAGATGTCACCCCCAATCAGTACGGTGTTTGTGATATGCTCTTGGGTAGGACGTGTCAGCAACTACAGGTAGATGGGTGGATAAATGAAAAATGGGGGGAATCGCCCATCCTTGGTACCTTTGTGGACAAAAAAAGTTATAAATGGGTAGAGAAGGGTCACACTGACCGGGTACATACTGGAGTTGACGATGTTACAATTCGTCGGACATGTGGGTGTTTTCTCCTAGGATCGCAGTGTAAAGATAAAAACTGTTCCTATTATTATTGCGGGGCAGGTGAGAATAACGGACTTGGACCGGACAAGGTGACCTATGATGATTTAACTGAACAAACTATCATCAAGCCGCCGGTCAATTCACTAAATCAAGTGGTAAAGCTGACACCATATGGTAAGCAGGAAACGCTCCCCGCTTGGGAGAATGGCGTAGAACCGAATTTTACGTGTGTTGATGGTACAGGTAAAAGTAATTGTTTCACTGGGTGCAACTATGTTAATTACTATGATATTTGTTGGAACGCGGGTCCGGATAATCGAAAGGTGGATGTACCTAGGGAACTCAATAGGTGGAACTGTAAACCATTGGATAACGGAAATAGTTGCTTAGAAGGGTTTTCAGCCGATACGGCGGAGCCGTATACATGTTTCGGTGTGTGTCCCGTGGATTATGCGGGGTTCCCAAACTGTGGTACAAACACATGGTTCGACCGCACGAATCCATTGAATCTTACTCCCAATGAAAACCGGCGGAGCAGTATCATGTTAGACCCGTTGCCTGGGGGGTACCCTATGTGGCAAAACTTTTACGTGTATAGTGCGTCTGTTAGTAAATTTGATTCGGAAAAAGTCACAGTTGTGAATATACCAGGATGGTCCTCAAATGTCGTGTTGGGGAGTGATATTAGGCAATGTAAATTTGGTGATTGCAGCAAAAGTAGCGATAGTATAAAGCCGTATGGTTCCCCACCAGAATGTGCCTCGTCGTGCAGTGTATCACAGGTGAACACAGTGTCAAATAATGGCATTGTTGCCTCCGATTCTATTATATTTAACAATGAGGCAAATGATGCTTGTAAGTTTTCTAGTTCTTGGAGTAACGTGGGGTTTAATTCAGCCAACGTGGAACATAAAAACACATTCATACAATACTTGGGAGCAAGTAATGAATGCAACTCAAAAGTTCCAGCTAACCCAACGGAGAAAGAACAAATGTGTTACAATCAAAGTAAAATATGTATAAGTACATCCACTGGTGACAATTGCCAGCGTTGTCCAGATACTAATGGTAATTGCGAAGATGTCAATTGTGCTGCTACGGCGAAAAGTCATATATGTTGTACATCCGACTTAGCCAAGCCAGCGGAGCCAGGAGCTTTTTCATGCCATGCCAAAAACTTCAATAATAAACCAGATGTGACAAGGTGTACTGCTATAAAAACGGAAACAGACTGCAAGAATGATACTTATTGTAAATGGACAACAGCTTGGGAAAACGACAATAATTATGTACGATCCATACTGGGTAATCAGATAACCTATATATGCCAAGAGAGCTGCCCATTAGGAACCACCGATTTCGCGGATTTACAAAAAAAGTGCGGGGGGGTTCTATGTGATACTCTGACAGACGAAAAAACATGCAATTCTAATCCTTGCGGACTGTGTAGTTGGACGAAGAAGGATAAGCTTTGTGTCCCAACGTGCCCCTTGGTAACGAAAGATGCACCTAGGGTGGATGTGCCACAGAACCCTACGGTGGAGCCAACTGTGGCACCGACGGTGGCACCGACGGTGGCGCCGGGGCCTGATTTTTGGAACAGCCCCTACAATCCGTTCCGCGATTTATCACCGGCGGTGCAGATTTTCTTATTTATACTGATAGCATTGGTCCTTGTAGGGTTGTTTGTTGGTGGGAGTTATCTTTGGAAAATAATGAGGACCAAGGTCTTCGGGCGGCCCGGTTTGTAGTATTTACAATGAAAAAAAAATATATTCGTTTTATTAAAACATGTCGTCATCGCAGACACAAAATCTTTTCCCTAGTTCCTTCGTTGAGACGGGGGGATGTGAAGGTCCTAGATTTGTTCGTACGCAGCCTAGTAGGGAGACGGCGGGGGTCCTTCTGAGTGAATGTAGTACAAAGTACATAACTGAATTTGAATTACCCTACCGTAATCTTACCGCATATATAAAGAGTCTGCAGACAAACTGGATAAGACTAACAGACGAGCAAAAGGAAAGTGTTGTCATGGATCTTATCGCCAATATACCATCTCTGCAAAACTGTGATAATACGGAAGCTCCTGCTAGTGCGCCTGCCTATCAAAAAATAGAAAAGTTTACCGAACCGGATCTGATTTCATTCCTGAATGGTATGAAAGCGGATCCGAATAAGCAGGTAAAGGAATTACTGAATGCGTTGTATCGTCCTAGTGAAACAATTAAGACGGGGGTACCTGAAGATTTGCGTAAGGAAATATACAAGGCGTTTACGCAATGGAGTGATGGTGAATCGATGTACTACCATGTGAATTACAAGACTGGTATATTACTGTTCCTAATGGTTTTGTTATTTTTCCTCCTAGGTATAGGTATCACAATGTCGGCCGGCAATTGAATTTAAAATATATCAAACTATATATAAATGGCCGAACTCCTTCGGAGCGTGACTTCGCCAACGGCAAAGCCGCATCCTTCGCCGCAGAGCGTCGATACGGCAAAGCCGTATCCTTCGCCGCAGAGCGTCGATACGGCAAAGCCGTACCCTTCGACGCAGAGCGTCGATACGGCAAAGCCGTACCCTTCGACGCAGAGCGTCGATACGGCAAAGCCGTATCCTTCGCCGCAGAGCGTCGATCCAGTTGTAACAACTTTGTTTTACATGTTCCAAGGGAGTAAAGAAATTACAGCAAGTTCTATAGTATCACTCATTACGGAGCTTATACCTGCGATTCAAAAATTAGTAGTTGGAGGAAATAGGGGGGCATACAAGAAACAAGTACTGATTAATGTACTTCATCTATTGGTAAATGAAAGTTCAATTGAAAACAAAGAATCAATCCGAAACATCGTCGACACAACTGTACCACCCATGGTAGACACAATGATATCAATTGCCAACGGTAAGTTTGATTTATTTGCACAAGAAACGGTAAAGAATTGTTGCAAGATTTCATAAGAATTCCAGGACGAGTAAAACAATAAGACCTACGGCGGTCCCGCCGCCGATGGTACCTCCAATAATACCGGCTTTGGCATCTGGGGTAATGGAAATTCCATCCTTGTTGGCGAAACAACCGCAATCTGGGTCCCACTTGGTAGGGTTTACTATTTTTCCAAATGTATCATTGGTCGTACATGTTCCAATATCGTCAATATTGGAGCAAATTTTGGAGGAAGATCCCTGTTTGCAAATTAGGCTTGGACACCAAGTACATAAATAATTTTCCGCAAGTTGCGGAGAGGTTACGGCGCACGCATCGGTCGAAGACCTCACTATGGCAGGTTCACATTTGTGATACCAAGTATAGGAATACGAACATTGGTTTACCCCCACGCCTCCTGGCGAAATAGATGGCAATCCAGATATGGAACCCAAATAGCTCATCTCATTTTCACATTCTTTCACGGCGTTTCTTACGTTCTCTGGGGCACTGGCTGACAAACAAAAACCCTTCTCCCGAAGTATTTTTGTTTTTTCGTTATTGGTAAGGCCCGTTAGGGTTTGTGGGTCAACGGCCATGTCGGGTAATTTTTCATATATGCATTTGTTCCACAGTTCTTCGGAGCCATTTGATTCGCACTGGTTATAATTAGAGCAACGATTTCCCGAACCACCAATCCATTCGGTAGGTTCTCTTTGGATATACCCATCTGGGGGGGTGGGTGGATCATCTTGGGGGTGCTTACTTTGGTTCTGGCACCATGTGCAATAACCGGACCCTTTGGAAATTTGTTCCCCAGTTATATTCTGAAATAAAACGTCTCCGCACATAAACTGTCCGCCCTTGATGCTACATTCAGTTGTATTTGTGACATATTGACATCTGTGGGTGGCTAGGCATGTTTTATTACAATTGTTCCCCTTACTACCTCCGGTCGCGTCGACGCTTTGCGTCGTACAAGTTTCTAGGCAACAAATCCTGGTTCTAGGGTCATATGAAGTGGTTTTGGTGGAGTCCCAAGCACTACGCGAGCACGCAAGGGTGGCTGTTTTACCATTTGAAATTAAATTGGGTGACTCGATGCAGTTTATACCGTGTTCGAGGCCTAAGGCATCGCAGCTTTCAACTACGGTATACTTGACAGGGTCTTCCGGAGGTTTGAAAGTTTCGTATGGATCGGTATCGGTATTTAATGCCTTGCATTTTGTTCCGGACAAAGAACAAAAGTATGGCATCGCAGCGCATTCGTATTCATTTAATTTCGCACAATCCTTGTCTGTCAATGCCCTTCCTCCGTATTCCCAGCATGTTTTTGGGCAAATGTCTGAAAAAAAATCTGTATCATTTATGAATTCCATACATATATCATTCTTTTGGTTAGGTATGGGGGTGCACGATCCAACTTGTTCCTTGCCTGAGTCACCAATTTTACACCCAAGTTTACGATTCAATGAATTCAACGCGGGGTTAACGGTGCCTGATTTGCAGGAGGAGAATTTAGACTCACTGGGGTCGCAGCAACTGAGTATTCCGTCGCATGTTTCCGCATCCCAACCCCAACATTCTCCACTGAACCCTACGGGAATGGTTCCTTTTGAACATGAGTTTTGGTAGCATATGGTCATATCATTTGAGCTACCGCATTGAGTAGTTCCGCATTGAAATTTCTTTCCACAATTGTCAGACTTGTAGCAAGGTATGATTTGTAAATCTGGCATATTTGTGCTTTGCGTTTGCTTATAATAAATCGAAGATTTATTTCGAACCAATTTAAATATTTATTCATTAATAATGAAACCTACTGAATCGTATCCAATTAGTTCATTTACCCTCGCGACGAACGGCGACATCTCTTTTAACAAGTGGATCGCAAAAATTGTAAATAATTCTAAAGATACAAATAATATTGGTTCTACGAAAAAATATATAGAAGATATATTAGCCAACAAAGACTGTATAATAGACTTTTTGTTTTTTTATTTAAAAAAACAAACCAGACTTATGGATAATAATAATTTTGGAATGCTTGAAATAAGCGATAAAGAAGTAAATCGAGGCGTTTTGTGTGAATTTATACTAAATTATAATATATTTAAAAATGGTCCTATACAAGATGCCGTTGCCGAATTAAATACGTTAACCCCCGTGCTTGATAAACTTGATGTACCAGATTTAACACCACAGGAGGTCAGGCAGGCACAGGAGGTCGAGCGGAAAAATCAGGAATATCAGAAAAATGATACGAATATTCGTAAACTGGCTGATCTGGCTAGGGTGGCTAGGGAGAAAGCGAATCATCTGTCTAAGGAGGCTAGGGAATTAGTAAGCAGTGACCAATATTGGGATTTTGATTATCATAATCAGGAGGAAGGGCAGAAAATAATGAAGGAACTATATAAAAAAGCAGCAGAAGATGCAGCATTGGAAGCAAAAGCAGCAGAAGCAGCGTTGAAAGCAGCAGAAGAAGCAAACAATACTGGTTTTGGTAAGGTTGTAAAAGTTGTTCGTAAAATTAGAAAAAAATACACAATATCCGCGCGGCGGAGAAGCCGAAGAAAAATAACAAGAAAGCGATCAAATCAGATTGAAATAGAGCTTTTCTTAAAGATAGTAACTGCCGGAAAAATTAAATCTTCAATTTAATTTTAATTCTCAAAAAAAAAAATATATATTAATATTAAAAAACGCAAATGCCCCTTCTGACAAAGAATCTCATGACACTTTCGGTTGAAGTAATACTTGCATTACTGGGCGTTGGGCTTTCGGCTTGGTACCTAACTACGTACTCTATTGACTATGAGGATGCCAAGTGCTCTGACAGCATGGATAGCTCCCCTTGCAAGAAGCAGGCTGTTTACATTACGATCCTTGCGATAATGCTTGCGGTATCGCTTGGTATGCTTATGTGGGGCGTAAGTTGCTATTAAACGGTACGGTTCGGAGAACCGCGTCGACGCTTTGCGTCGTACGACGCTTTGCGTCGCGTCGGCGTGGGCTAGTAACTGCTACCGTTTTTATTAAAAACAGCTTACGTTTTTAACGGAAAAGTTTTAAAGATAATTAGCTGCTATATGGATTTAAGACAAATAGCAATTGTTATTTGTCTTAACAAAATAACCATGAAGCTACAAATCCATTTAAGGATATGTAAATAGAGTATTTTGGGGGAGACCCCAGGAGGACGAAAACCAAGTCTTTCTTATGGTGCATAATATTATGTTCCATACAAGTCCTGTCATAAATAGAACAATCCTGTATGCGATTAAGGAAGTGGGTCGCTGACTATTTTATGCAGAATGCTTTATAGCTGTATTTGTTAAAATTTGTAAGAAGCATATCGACGCTTCGCGTCGATGTCATTTGCGCGAAGCGCAATTGCTTACATCCTAGAAGCTAGTCTAGGATTAAGGGTGCTATAAAATAACAATCATCATAGGTTTTATAGCGCTGTTTAGGTTAGAAATTATGGTGCATTCAAAATGCATGGTGTTTTTAATCTAAACGCTAGCGGTAGATGTGTGTCCAATATGCCAAGAAGAGGGTGGTCCGGGGGTGCGTACAACCTGTGGGCACGAATTCCATGCATCGTGTTTGTTGGATTGGAAGCGTACGGGTCACGGCGGCTGCCCGATGTGCAGGCGGGAGGGGACGTTTTTCGGTACGGTTCCGAGAGCTTTACGGTGAAATCGGCAAATAAATGTCCATAGAGACTGTGTTTACCATTAGCAAGCAGCGCAAATGGTAAACACAATTTCTTAAACTTATTACGCTCCGCCAAGTAACTGCGAACGACGCGAACGAAGCGAACGGAGTTCGCGCACGACCGGAGCAAACGAAGTTTGCGCCCGAACGGAGTTCGGTCGTTCGCGCACGACGCACCAGCGTCGTTACTTTCCAACGTACGTACCATCGACACCACAACCCGCTGGCCCACAGCCATACAGACCATTGTTTGGTATAAACGAGTCCAATGCTCTTTTTTCCAGGTCGGGTAAAATTGCCGTATTGAGCCAAGGAGATACGACATTGATGGGGTTGGGTATGTTGTTGCGAATATCGTACGACTGGTTGCGTGTGGACCCTAGTACGGTGTCGATACCGATCTGCTGGGTGGCGCTGAGGAAGTTCTGATTGGCTAGGATATTTTCGGGGGAGTTGATGTCCCAGGACTGTTGACCGGGGATGGAGGGGCTAGGGAGGAGGGATGTGGCTACAAAGGTGGGTGCGTTCTGGGCGCACGCGCTAATCTTCTGTGCGCGTTCGTTGGCGAAGTTGACGGCCTGGAACTCGGAGTCGTAGAGGTTTCCTGAGAGGATGTCGAACGGTGCGGTGCGTTCGGATAGTCCGCCGCCAAGTTTGATCGCGCCGCTGCCGGTTTGTTCATGGGACTGTCCGGAGATGGAGTTGAGTTGTTCGAGGGTGGGTGTGGCGGCGTTTACTGCTTGTTGGTAAAGCTGGTAGGTAAGGAGCTGGTCGCTGGAGCTATTGAGGTTAACATCCTGCTGGCCTCCCGGTAGTTGGCCATCGGGGTTAGCGTATTTGGCGGTGCCGCGCGAAACATTCTTGCGGGTGGTGTTGTAAAAAGATTCATCATTTCCGAACGCTTCGATGAACGGTATACGCGGTGCGGAGGGAAGTTGATCGGCGGCAACAATTCCAACTAAAAAGAGGGTTCCAAGGATTGTCGCGATATATCCTCCAACGTTTGGGTCAGAATTCATTATTTTATAAGACCTAAGAAAAAAATTATAAGATTAAACCTTTTTAAAAAAGAACCAATGGAATTCCCGGAATGCATCCGGAGGGGGTTTTACCGGGTGTGCAGAATCCTTGGTTGTTTATGGATTCAAACGCCATTTTCTTTAAATCGTCGTACCCTAGGGGGATTTCCTCAATTACTTCGTATTTTGATATATCCGAACATACTCCCTTACCGATCGTATACAAACATATATCGCCGTTTTCGGCAGATCCCGTGACCAAGTACGTATACATTTTCGTGTTCGTGGCTGTTGCGCTTGGAACTACATTAAATGAGCTGTCTGCTACGAATGAGATTGTCTGTACGTATTTTAGCGCGCTGTTTGGTATATTTAGTTTATATGTGTTTGTTATTTCGTCAAAGACGGGTGTGATTCCCATTTTTGACCCAACAGATGCCCATGTTCCCGCAATACCGGTATTGTCGGACTGTTTTTGTGAAATTAGTATGGGGATGATTACGCCGAAATCTCCCGTTGTTACTAAGCTCACTAGGAAAAGCCCCGAGTTAGTGGTTATTTCATCCGGTGTAATGCTGCTACCCTTGTCGCCAATTACGCCAGTGCCGTAAAGTGACCCAATGATTATGGCAGCTACTGCAGCTACTACAACGAATATAATTAGTGCTGTTTTCTTCCAAGTTGAAGACGGGGCGACTTGCGTGACCGTCGGCGCGTTTGGAAGTGGTTGTGATTGCATTTCTTAATTAAATTAATCGAAGATTAAAAAATAAAAATATATAATATATTTAAGATAAACAATGTACGGTTCGGAGAACCGCGTCGACCGCAGGTCGTACGATCCCCGTTCGACGCCCCCAGACGATGGTCTTAGTCTTTTTACAAAATCACAGGCATTTGTCGACCGTAGGACGCCACTGAATGTTACCCCGGAGAATTTTAGACTTAATTCACAGACCCGTCTTCGTTTCGGCGGCAATTTTGAGGATAATCTTATCCGTAGCCACCAAGATTACAAAAATTATATTAGTGTTCCCCTAATTGGATCTGGGTCTGAGCTTAGGAAACTTAAAAAAGAACTATACGAAAACAAAGTAGTCGACCAGAACCTGGAAAATGGGGCCAAATTCCTCTCTGAGCTGTATGGGGTGAACAACGTAGATTACCTAAAGGGCCTCATTAAGACCCAAGGAAGCGCCGACAATGTCATATTGGCCGAAAAAAAAGGAGAACTTAAAGACCTAAGCAAACTTAAAAAATCATCATACGACGCAGAGCGTCGCGTTGACCAGAGGTCATACGACGCAGAGCGTCGCGTTGACCAGAGGTCATACGACGCAGAGCGTCGCGTTGACCAGAGGTCATACGACCGTTACCAAGCTCCGTACGACCGTTACCAAGCTCCGTACCAAGCTCCGTACGACCGTTACCAAGCTCCTTACCAAAGGTCATACCAAGAAGATCTCAAAAAATCTGCGAATGAGTTGCATTCCAAGATTCTTTCGTTGTTAGACAAGTCCCAAGCGGAGCCACCACGGAAGCCGGTTCAGAATCCTGAATTATTTATAAAGCAGGTCATCAAGGATACGTACGAGCCAAACACCAATATGTACCAAAACAAAGACGATCTGTCCGTGTTGCTTAGCAAGTATGCCAAGTTAATGAAGAAGTATAAGCTCAAGACCAAGGAAATCAACAATGGGTTGGCGAAATTAACTGAATCCCTATCCGCATCAATGAACATCCCAAAGAGAGAACTAAAGCCTTTTGTAAATATGGTGATTCCTATGGTAGAAAACGAGCCGCAATTTTACCGATAAAACATCTTCGTGATGCCGTAACGGCATCCTAAAGTTATTTTAATTTTTTTGTTGGCGCTTCGCGTCTGCTCCGCCGTATATAGCGTACAACATATCGTCTCGCATGGGGTCGCTGTACTTAAGATTTTCTGGACAATATTCAAAACATTTTTGTTGTAGCTCGGGCTGATAGGTTGATTTGTATTTTTTAATGTTTTTCCATATAACTGAATGCGTTAACGCAACTTCCGGCGGAGCGCCGAATCGGTCTATTGCGTTTTTAATATAACTAGCTTGCATATTAATCCAATATTCCGTGTCTTGTCCAGGCTGGATTTTCTGGCGAAGCCAGCTATCTACGCTTAAGCTGTTACCTCCTCGGCCGGCTTCACCACCTTGCGGCGCACAATTGTGCGCTTCTTCACAGCCGCCTCCCCGCCCTCGGAGATCTCCGTAATCGCCTCCTGAATCTTGGCCTTTACGGTCTCCTCCACAGGGATCGTCGCCGCTGCCGGCTTGGCTCGTGGAGTCTTGGACTCCCCGTCCGTTTCGACCTTCAGAAAGTGCGGCTTTAGGTAGGTCTGAAGATTGAAATAGCTCAGGGGCTGATCCGAAGGCACCCCTAGGAGTTTGCGAAGATCGGCACCCCCCTCCAGTTCCAGATT